CTGTGGTCACCTACCCCTATGAGGCATCAAGGGAGGGTATCCACCGCAGTGATTTTGCCATTTTCGTCTATCGTGTACCGCTTGCCAGCATGAATCTCTGCATGGCACTGTCTGCAGACCAGCATCAGATTGTCATATGACAGACTGATGGCTGGATCATTGATGTTCTCGCTGGTCAATGGTGTGATGTGGTGAACAATTTCTCCTCGCTTGATGATTCCACGCTTTAGGCATCTCTCACAAAGATGAGCCTTTGATGCCGCATATGATCTGCGGATGTTCTGCCATGCCACCGAGGAGTAAAAAGGCAGTGCCTGTTGGTCTCTGTAATGTTCTGAGTGTTTCATGATCTGCTCCTGAGTCTCCGCCGAGAGGCTGTCTCGATTTCACCAGCCTTAACATAGGTGATATGAGTGAAGGAGACCGAGAAATGGACAAAACTCGGTTTGCGTTTGGTAATGGTCTGAATCATGAAAAAGCAACCGCTCTGTCAGATCCTCTCTGACAAGTGTAATATAACACAAACACAAACTGCTCATTTCTGCTCATTTCTGCTCATTTCTGTGCAACTTTTCAGATTTTGATGATATTTTTAGGCAATCGGATGTGCTGCAGAGCCATGCTGTGCCATCTCCTGACTGTTGATTCATCCGCAGTCATCTCATCAGCTATCTGATACCATGTCATATTATGGATATATCTATACCGCAGCACCATCCTCTCATCTCTGTTGGTGACAGTGTCAATGGTGTTGCGGATCTGTTCCTTGAGCAATGCCATCTTGTCCAGCTCTGCTCCAATCTTATCCTCCAGCTCTGTGATCTTCAGAATGGATCTGACAAAGCCAGCCTCTGTGGATCTTGTCGGATTCGGCTCTGATCCGAGAGCTGGAGAGGACAGACTGACTGACAGTGATCTGAGCCTTGTCAGCTCCTCCAGATCACTGCCAATCATGTTGTCCAGTCTGTACCACTGCCGCAGATATTCCTTTGGTGTCATGTGATTTCCTCTTTTATCTTTCTGATCAGCATCTGAGGATCAAGATCAGTCAAGATGCCGAACCATTGTGATTTGAAAAATGCCTCGCACTCAGTGATGACCGCTCTGGCATTGGCTCTGCCTTGGAATGTTTTGCATCTCCTCAGCTTGATCAATGCTGCCTTGTAGTCAATGACCGCTTTCATGATGATGGCATTTGCCAAATTCTCAATAGCCTCTTTCTTTGTGACTCTGGTCATAGTGGTCTCTCCAGCTCTGTTATAGTGACCTCTGCTCTTGCCTTGTCAGAGTATAACTTGCGGCAGGAGATGCAGACAATCTGGCTGTCATCCACATAGGCAATCCCATTGAGTGCATCACAGATGGACTTGATGATGTTATCTGCATCAGGCTTCTTGACTGGTCTGATCTGTCCTTCCAGCATCATCTCCCTGACTCGCTTGGATGTTGACTTTGCTGGCTCAAAATAAGCATCAATCTTGACTGCCAGTGGAGTGTCAAGGATCTTGTGATGCGGATACTTGGTCAGAAAGTAAGCCTTGACCTCTGTCTCATAGACATGAGTGTTTCTTGGTGTGTATGCAGTGCCAGTGTGTCTGTTAAATCTTGGTCTGCCTTTTGGCTGTGGTGTGCCATAAATGGTGAAAGTGTATGTCATTCCTGCTCCTCCATTCTCGCTCCGCAATACGGACAGTAGTGGCTTTTCAAGGTTGTAAAATAATCGCATTCTGAACACAAATAAGCCAATCCGGGATAATCCTTGTGCTCAATCCACCTCCCTGTGCGCTGTGCGGGTGGCACTTCTTCCAACGCTCCGATGATACACGCCTTGTCGTATGTGTCGCTAAATCCGTTGTAACAGTCCTGCAAATTCTCAATTGCTTTGATTGCCGCCTGTCTGTCGATTAAGTCAGCCATTGTCATCATCCTCCAGTATGATCTCCGCAATCTGCTCTGGTGTATCCTTGCGCTCCAGCAGATCACCAAGGAACACATCCTCATCCGCTCCAAGGCTGTTTGCGTACTGCTGCAGCTCATGGATATTGCCATTCATGATCAGATCATCCACATGATCCCACCGCTCTGCCGTCTTGGTCAGGATCTCCTTTGCATTGTCTCTGGTCAGCAATCCCATCTCACCAAGCACATCTCTCCAGATGGACTGATACAGACTCAGGATCTTTCTGACATCCTCTCGGATCATCGGCAGCTCCGAGTCTCGGAAATCCTTGATGCCCTTGGCGAGCAGCTCCAAAGCGGCAGTCTTGACCATCTTGTCAAGATATGTCTGAGTGACTGTGTATGTCTTTTCTTTCTTGCGTATCTTGCCGAGCTGTCCAGCCTTGGTCTTGCATATGGAGCAGACCATTGTTCCCTCTGGTATCGGTCTGCCGCAGCAGACACAGGTGTTGTCATTGTTGATCATGACTCCAGCTCCTTTTTCATCTCATAGTATCTTTTCTTTGTGTCCTTGCGCCTGATGCTCTCTCCATCCACCTTGAGCGGATGGCACATCTGCAAGATCCTGTCATATATGCGGCTCTGCTGTGCTGTCTGCGGATCTTTTAGATCCTGCAGAGTCAAATTAGTAGTGATAACCACTGGCTTGCCTGACTCATATCTGGAATCAATGACCGAGAACACCAGCTCCTGCATATACTCTGATGACCTCTCCGCACCCAGATCATCCAAGACCAAGAGTGCTGGATCATTCAGACTGTCAATGTATATCTGCCGATCCGCTCTTGTGCCAGCAGAGGAATGCCTGTCTATCCTCGGAAATGTAGTAAACAGGCACTCATGACCGCCATCAATGAGAGCATTGCAGAGAGCAGCCGCCATGAATGATTTTCCAGTGCCATTCTGACCATAGAGCAGCAGTCCCTTTTGGTCTCTGTAGAAATCAGAGAACCTGTTGACATATCTCTGCAGCACCTTTGCCTCCTCTGGATGCTCCAGATAGACATCAGAGATCCTTGCCTGTGAGAGTCTGTGATAATCACCATCAAAGCATTTGCGCCTTGCATCAGCCAGCTCCTGCAGATGCCTCTGCTCTCGGATCTGCCTCTCCTGCTCTCGCTGGCAGTCACACATGATCGGCAGATGCCTCTCCTGACCGAGGACCTCTCTGATGATCTCCATAGGCTTGCCGCAGACTGGACAATGTTTGACACCATCCTTGATGATGCAGTCTTGTGGCTGATTGGACTCGGCTGTGCGGATGATAGTGTTTAATTCTGCTGTGAATGCATCCATGTCCTCACTCCTCTCAGAACGGAAGATCTCCGCTCACATAAGCCTGATGTGTCTCATTCAGATACCCCTCAAACTTTGTGCCAAACAGTGTCTCTGGTCTCAGGTACTGGCTCATCTTTGGATCATTCGCCCAGCTCCTCACCTTGTTGTCAATGACCTTTAGGAAATCAGACTCTGTGAATCCATCTCTGATCCTCGCTCTGATGAGTGATCTGGTCTTGTCAGTGACTCTGTAGTGCTTGCCTGTCTTGCCATTCAGATTGTCGATAATGTATTGATAATTGATCTTATCTGCCGCAGATTGTTGAGATGGTCTGACGGAGTCAGACAATGTCTTTATATCATTAGCATTAGCATTATCATTATCATTATCAGTATCAGTATCATTAGCATTTACATTATCATTATCAGTAACATTATCATTATCATTAGGTTTTGAGTTTTGAAACCACTGGTTTTCATTTTCAAAACCACTGGTTTTTTCATCGAAAACCACTGGTTTTCTTGGTCTGCCTCCCTTGTGTCCATCCACATATCTCTTGTTGTTGGCATCAATATTGGCTTTGCAGACCTGAAAGATTGCCTTGACTGCCCATGGCTCTGATTCGTCTGGCAGATCTCCAGTCAGAGCATATGAGATGATGACCTCATATGCCCTGAGCTGGTATTCTCTCGGCATCTCAGAGATGGCATCAGCAAAGCTCTTATAAAATACAAAGCTGTCTCTGATCATCCTGTGTTGTCTCCAATCCATAAATGTTGGCAGTAACCTTTTTGCCCATCAGGAGAGCAATAAGATCATCCTTGTCCATGCTCTGATACTGCTCAACCTCCAACCGATCCAGAACCTCTGTAACACACATCTCAACAAACTTTGTGCGGTTCTGATTTGTGGTCTGACAATATCTGAATACTCTCTCTGCCACAGCAGGACTGAGTCTTGGAGAAAACTCCTTATTTTTTGCAATCGTCTTTCTGAATCCTGTCTCTTTTCGTGTTGCCATTTGTGTTGTCTCCTTTCGCTTGATTGATATTGTTTAGAATGGCAGATCCTTGTCACCGCTGATGGCTGTCTCAACTGGCATGAAATCATCCTGCGGCACAGATGAGTATGTCTGCGGAGTGCTGACCGCAGTCTCCGCCAAGATCTTTGGCTTTGGGATGCTGAAATCTCCGCTCTTGATCCGACCAACCGAGCAGAAAAATGCAGGCTTGGCAGAGATGTGCTTTTTCCCATCTGTGCCAATGTACTCCTCATCTCTGTACAGAATGCCAACAAACTGGCCTCTCAATGTCCGCTCATCATCTCGCCACTTATATGATGGATTTGATTCCTCAACTGCTGTGATAAAGCCCTTGAGCCTCTGCAGCCTCCAGTCATCCGCTGGCGCATTCGGATCTGTCGGCAGTGTCAGTCTGTATGTGCCAGCGTTAGGCCATGTTCCGGGATTCTGCACCTTTGAGGCAAAGATGCCTCTGTACTCGCCATCCGCAATGTCAAGCCTGACCTCCAGCATCGGAGAGCCATTCCTGCTCTCTGTGTAGACAGCCATCTGGATCTGTGCGATATATCCGCCAGCAGGCAGAGACCTCTGTCCCTGTCCAGCCGCCTGTGCGCTGTTGAAATTGTTGTAGTGAATCATGCTTTGTCCTCCGTGTTGTAGTATTCAATAATGCGATCAGAGACCGCCTTGAGATCATTCGGAATCAGCTCCTCATCAAACATGCCCTCTGGTGTCTTTGTGATGTCAGAGCCATCTGTGCGAGTTAAAAAGAAATGCTCCTTGTCCTTGGTGACACACCGCAGGACTATTGTTGCCAATCCCTCAATGCAGACTTTCTGATCCAGCAGCTTGCCAATGGTGCGGAGCTTGGTGTCACCATAGTCATTGGTGTCCTCATGCATCATCACAAAGACCAGCACATCATCTGGCAGTGTGAACTTGATGTAATTCAGCAGATTGAAAAACTCATCCGCAATCTCATTGTAAAGATCAAACTGGCTTGCACCAGCTTTCGGCTGGCTGTGTTTTGCCATGAATCTATTGGTCATGATGTATGTGGCATCATCAATGACCGCAATCTTTGTCGGCATCTTGGAGAGACCTTTCTTGATCATCTCCACATCCGAGCTTTTGAACTCATATTTGAATGCCTTTCTGAATGGGACTCTCTTGCCAGTGACATTGACATAAAAGATCTCATCCTGTCCGAAATTGAGCAGTGATCTGGTCTTGCCTGATCCGCTCTTGCCGTAAATCAACACAAATTCTGCCATTTTGTTCTCCTTTGAATAGTTATAAATTTTTCTTGTATAGCCTTATTTGATGCGGAGACTCTCGCCTCTTTCGCCAAGCCTTGCAAAGTCCAGCTCCACTCCTGCCTCCAGAGCATTCCTGACTGCTGTGGTGTCAATCTCCTTAGTCACCTTGGTGTAATAGCTCGGCAGCTCATCAGTGTTGATATTCTCGCTCCACTCAATCGGAATCTTGCCGCCATTCTTGGCAATGCTGATCTGCCATGTGCCAGCCTTGATCTTTCGGATGCCAGCAAACCGCATCTCCATCATCATATAGCTCATGATGCTGTCATTCTGATTGTCCAGCCGCTTGACCTTATCTGTCAGCCTCTGGATCTCGGTCTTGCAAGCCATGATCATTGCCTTGTTATCAGATACCATGACAGCCATGTTCTCTGCCTTGTCCTCGATCTCGCCGCCAATGCTCTCCATGGTGTCCATCAGAGTCTGCCGCATCTCCTCTGGTGTCTCGGCTGAATCAAGCTGATCTTGGAGCATCCTATAGTCTGCTGTCATCTCATGCAGTGGTCTCATCTTTTGCCTCCTCCATGAACTCACCTGACTCCTCCATGAATGCATCAAACTCTGCATCCTCTGCCTCATTGGTCTTTGCATTGAGAAACTCCATCATCTCGCCTCCGACCTCGATCAGATCCGCAACATCCCAATCCCCATTGATCATCACTCTTGTCTGCACCTCTGTGCCAAACAGTCCAATGATCTTTTCAAGGAATCTCCTGTCCTTTTCGCAGCTTGCTGTGAGCCAGACTGTCACTGAGTTTTTGTCTGCCATTGCAGACATCTTTGTCCTGCCCATCTTTGTCCTCCTACAAATTGATCTCCAGCTATACTGGGAAAGTCCTTGGAGGAATCGAACCTCCTTGGCTCATTGAGCCGCCATTAGGACTGGTTTTCTGCCAGATTGTATCCTGCAGCACATATCGCAAGGATCACAAAGCAGATCATAGCTGTCTTGAACAGATACCACTCTGGAGCAAATGCCATGATGCAGACTGTTCCGAATACAATCACCAGAGTGATCACTGCTGTCAGTGCAAATGCTGTCTTGAAAAAATGTGTCATGATCTCGCCTCCTGTTTATTCGTTCAGTAAATACTTGTATGTGCCTTTCGGATTGCTGATGGTCTGCTCATCATCCAAGAGGAGAATTGTAGCATCAAATCTGCGCCTCAATTCTCGCTTGATCTCTCGCTGTGTGATCTCTCTGTCTTTCTGATTGATTCTGCCAGCCTCATCTGCGTATGCCTCAATCAGCTCCTCTGTTGTCCACAGCCTAAAATTGCAAATACCCTCTAACCTTGCTCTGCTTGCCATTGTCTTTGTCCTCCTGTGGAATATATCCATCTGTTGTTGTAAGTATATTTTACATCAATGAGTATTAAAAAGCTCAGTGATGTCCACCTTGTATAGCTGACTCAGCTTGATGGCTGAGTCAACCGCTGGCTTTGATTTCTCCATCTCCCATGCCTTGACTGCCGCAGGAGTGACTCCCACTGTCTCAGCAACATCCTTGAGAGACCATCCACGAGACAGTCTCTCAAGCCTGAGCCTTGAAACTTTTGTTTCCTCCATCCGATTACCTCCTTACAGATAAACCTTATTTGTGACCTCATCAGTGATAAAATACAATGCCGATCCCATGTCTGCATACTTGGCAACTGTCTTGGTGTGCCAGCCACCGCAGAACCATTTTGCCTTGACAATATATGGATTGATGCTGGATTCTGTCTTGATGATCATATAGATTCTACCATTGCCCTGAACTCTTGCAAGCTGTGTCATGTCTGTGTCCTCCTGATTTTTGTGAGGCATTGCTGCGTCTCATCTTGTCTATATCTTACCACTTATGGAAAGAAATTGCAATAGTATTTTTAATTTTTTTTAATATTTTTCTGATATAATGTTTTTTGAAAGGAGTGATATAAATGGCAAAATACGATTTAGGCAGAAGAATACAACATCTATTAAACCTCAAAGACAAATCACAGTCTGATCTTGCCAGATACCTTGGCATCAAGGCATCCACAGTCTCACAGTGGATCTCAGGCAAAGCCAATCCGACATTTGACAAGCTGGAGTCCATTGCTCACTTTTTCCGAATGTCTCTCCCTGATCTGGTCAGTGACAAAGATCCTGCCGAGACAGCCTCTCCGCACATGACTGTCATTAACTCATCCAATGACATCATGCAGATTCCCTTTGGAGCATCTGTCAGAGTAGAGATCGGCACACAGCCTGACATTGGAGACATAGTCCTATACAGATCAGGAGACCTGATGAGATTCCTGCGGCTGGCAGCATATAAAGATGGCATCTCTGTGCTGATGTCGGATCTGGACAATGATCCTCCAGTCATAGCCACACAGGAGAGCGAGATCTTAGGGACTGCCACAGCAATCCTGCTAAAGACAAAAAAAGAGCCTGATCCTGCTGGCACAGAATCAGACTCACTTTCGGAGAACAAAGACAAGTTTCAGACACCTCATTATAACACATCAGAGGATAGTGTGCAATGAGTAAAAAGAAATTCGGCAGACTGCCAAATGGATTTGGAGCAATAGTCCATCTCAAAAACCGCAAGCTCCGCAATCCGTACCTTGCCAAGATCTATCTCGGCAAAGATGATGATGGCAAGGCTATATATAAGACTATAGGCACATACAAGACATATGTGCTGGCATTTGAGGCTCTGTCTACTGCAAACAAGCTCGGATTGCCTCCAGAGGATGGAGTGACCTTTGCAGAGATGTATGAGCGGATGTACAAAGAGATCCTGTCTGTGCCGATCAATGGCAAGCAGCTCTCCAAGGCATCTGTTGATGGATACAGATATGCATACATGGCTGTCCCACATCTGCACTCCAAGCCTTTTCTCTCTCTGACCGCTCCAGAGCTGCAGACAGCCATCAATGCATCAGGAGGCTCTGCATCCAAACAGACCAAGATCAAGCTGCTCTTTTCCAAGATGTATCAATATGCCCAGTATCTTGGACTGACTGACACCAATCTTGCTGATCTGCTCCATGTCACAGCCAAGAGCGAGCCAAAGAGAAACCCATTCACAGATGATGAGATCCAAGCCATCTGGCAGATGCCTCAGAGCAAATGGAGAGATTGCACCTTGATCATGCTATATACTGGCATGAGAGTGGGAGAGCTGTTCACTGCTCATGACATCAATCTGTCCTATTTTAGAGCTGGACTCAAGACAGAGGCTGGCATCAATCGGATCATCCCCATCCATCCAGAGATCAGAGAGATCCTGATCCGCACACTGCCACTCACTGGTGGATCACCCAACCTCATCCAGCATTGGTATAGGCGCAATCTTCATGGACATACTCCGCATGACTGCCGCAGGACATTTATCACAAGAGCAGATGAGTGCGGAATGAATCCGACAGCCTGCAGACAGATTGTCGGTCACTCCTCTGGAGATGTCCACACAGTCAAGTATACTCTGCATCATCCAGAGTATCTCTGTCAGGAGATGGCAAAGCTCACATATAAAAGACTCGCTCCAGAATCGCCTACAATCGAATCAGACATAATCAGTGGGCAAATAGTCAGCTAAACCGCAAAAACCGCTCACAGCTCATTCTGGTGCAAAATAAAGGCATAAAAAAAGGAGAGGCACACACATGCCTCTCTTTTTTCGTTAAACATTCTTTAAACCTATTCCAAGCTCAAAGCCGCTCGGATGTTGATGGAGACGGTGGGAGTCGAACCCATGACCTCTTGAATGCCATTTCTAATCCGAGCATTTTTTGACCATTTTAAGCCATTTTTTGGCTCTAAAAACTATTAAATGCTGGTCAAATATAAAACAATCTTTAACTCCTCACAGAGTCTCCAGTGTCTCATCACCAACAATGCCATCCACAGTGATCTGCTGGCTCTGCTGCCATGCCATGACTGCGGATCTGGTCTCTGCTCCAAAGACTCCATCATAGACAAGATCCAGACCTCTCTTGAGGAGCAGTGCCTGAATGATTTTGACCGCCATGCCAGTGTCACCATACTGAGCAAAGATGTCATTGGTGTGCCACTGTCCATCTCCCTTTTTGAATACCAGCACAGTGCCAACAGTGATCACATTCGGATCAGAGATGTCATTCTGTTTGGCTATCTCCTCGGCAGTGGTGTCATACATCTCAGCAATGGCATTGAGAGTGTCACCTTTCTTGACCACATGGACAGCGCATGGATCATCTTTCTCATACCTTGGTCTGCCGTATCCGACAATGTTCTTGTCTGTGATGGAATGCGCCAGCAGCATGACCTGATTCTGCACATTCCCCTCAATCGTGTAGACAGATCCATCCGAGACATCAATGACAAGACCTGTGTGAGCCTCATCACCTGTCTTGCCATAAAAGATTTGATCTCCAACTTTCGGAGCTGTGTAAAAGGCATTGTTTTCTCTGTAATACTGAGCCTGAGGAGTGCATCCTGCGCCGCAGTTATATTTGGCATTCGGCTGATATAGAGCGGATCTGGCACTCATCCCATCACCAAGAGTCTGTTCAATCAGCCAGCAGTAAAAGACAGCGCACCAGTCATAGCCTTGTTTCCGCCCATTAAAGTATGAAATGGCATCCAAATCCCTTGCATACTTGGTGTAATTGTCAGCTCCGTCATTTGGAGCTGTTTTCTTGTCAAGATTGGCATTGGTGCGTTTCTCATGATAGCCAATCTCATTCCTTGCGATCCGTACCACATCAGATGGATAGCTCATGCCTCTGTGCCTCCTTTGTAATAACTTGCAGAGCTGATGCCGACAATAGCTCCAATGCATGTGCAGAGAGCCGCTGAGATGGTTGTGACGATCTCAGCCAGTCCCCAGCCAAACAGCCTGTCAAGAACCGCATAAAAAGTGGTCACCGCAGGAATCACGATGACCACCAGCCACTTGAGGATGTCATATGCTTTGTCAGAAATTCTCATATTTTGCCTCCTTAATCGTTATATATTAAATAGCAATAAACGGATTCTCCCGGCATTGTAAAAGTATAACTTGTTGCGGATATTGTAGTAAATGGATACAATGTGCCGCTTGTAACTCCTGTTATGGTATCCAATATCCAATCGCTGTATGTGTTGAAATTGATTGTAACACCCTCTACAAGAGCCTGACTGCTATAAGATGTTCTTGGCGTTTGTGAAACACCATTGATTGAGATGAATTCGTGTTGATATGGGCAATCGGTAAATATATATAGCTGACCACTGCCTGTTGGCGGCTCATATGTGCCTGTGATGGATGTGCCATCATTTTTCAGAGCAGTGTACCCTGACAGCATCTTGTCCTCTTCAACTGTCTTTTGTGTCACATCCATCAGTGTTGTTCCGTTGAGGATAACTTTTGAATATGCCATGCTGCTCCTCCTTATGTCAATGTATGAGTGTCACTGTGTACACAATCCATAATATGATCACTCATGTTATACATACCCCATCCATTAAAATTCAGATTGTTTTTAGGCGCACGATAGACCTCTATAATGTACTGATAGCGGATGTCTGTGAGTGCATTCATGTAGGTGCTGGTGAAATATGTTGTGTGTCCTCTTGTGATAAGAGCTGGAGTCTTGATGGTAATCGCAGATGCACTGACTGTTGGAGCAGTTATAGTCTGTGCAACACCATATGCGGCAGAGGCATATCTTGTGATCGCTGATCCGCTTGTCCAATAGATTAGACCAACATTGTTTCCTGCAGCGTACATAGAAAAACTCAATGCTGTGATTTTTTTTCTTTCATCAAGTAATGCAGAAATTGTGTTTGCAGGATAATCCACAACCTCATAAAAGGCTGAGGCAAAGCTGTATTCCACTCTCCCTTTTGACTTGGTTGTCACATTGTACTCTGGGATGGACAATGCCCTGATTGCAACATAATAGTTATAATTCGCAGCATCCCTTGGCACTGTCGGAGATATAGTCTGCGATGCTTTGAGAGTCTGGGATGCTGTGGTGTATGCTGGGATAGTCACTCCCTCATCAGCATTGATATACTTATCATATGACAGTGTATAACAGACCTCAGCATCTGGTCTCATTACCCATGGATTAAGGTGTGGAGTGCTTGGAGATCCATTGATCTCAATGATTGTGCCGCCATGAGAGTCAGGAGTCTCAATGATCTCAATGCCTCCACCACTGCCTGTGCCTGTCACTTTGACACCATTGACATATGCAGTTTTGCCCTCCAGAATATCCTCCGCTGTTGCAGTGGCATCAGATGTGTCCGCAAATGTCGCACTGCCGCCGCCTGTCTTTGGTATAATAATAGCTGGCACACCAGAATATGATGCCCCAGCTATGGTGACATTCTGCGCCATGATAGCCTCCTTAACTGATCGACAAGACTTTTGTTGTTGAATCCTGAGATACAACCGCAGATGAGAGCGATCCTGCCACACCAAAGATGGACACACCACTCTTGATGTTGGATGCTGTCAGATTAGCATCTCCTTTGACAGTCTGCGCTCCAGTCAAATATGTGGCGGCTGCAATGGTCTGATCTGATGTGGTTGGAGTATATGTCGCTGCTGCCTTAGTAGTGACTGAGGCAGTCAGAGATACAGACGAATTGCCAGCAGTACCGCTTGCCACATATCCTGCTGTCACTGTCGGAGTCACAGAGATAGTCTTGGAGAGTGTGAGTGTGTTTGTGCCAGTGCTGACAGATGCGCTTGTGCCGCTGATGGATGCAGGAGCTGTTGCAGATCCGCTTGCCACTGCCTTTGTTGCCTGTGTTGCATAATAGCCAGCAGGAACTGTCACAGTGTCCCCAGATGCCGACAGATCAGAGGCTGACTTTGATGCAATAGTGCCTGTGTATTTAGTAGCATCCGCATATGCTGTCACTCCATTGAGCATCTTTGATCCAGCATTGAGTGTCGCATCTGATGTGTCTACAAATACCGCATTGCCAGTGCTGCCGCTTTTCGGAACCTCAACCTTGGGCACATTTTGATAGACAACACCATTGATGATTACATTCTGCGCCATATAAATACCTCCATTATGATACTGTTAATATCGAGCCATTCCATGTGATCAAACCATAATAGTTTGGTATCGCATGGACTAAAACCTTAGACAGACCAGAGTATCCTGTGTCATATACAACAGTCTGATCCTCTGCTGATGGAGTGACCTCTTTCTCCTGCAAGCGAGGATTGCCCTCTGTGATGCGGTTAATCAGATCCGCATCTGCTTGGAGTATGCTGTCCGCAAAGACAGCCTGTGCGCTGATGATGTGACTCTGTAAATCTGCAGTGACAAACACAGCTTTTGCAATCATGACAGAGCCTCCTGACTGATCAGATCCAGCACATTGAGTCTCCCTTGCGGAGTGCCAAAGATCCCATCAGCAGTCTGTATCCTGAGCTGCCACATCAGAGGAGCTGCAGGAGAGAGTGCCAGAGTCTCTGCCTCGCTGAATGCGTATGTGATAGTATTTGCCTCTGTGTCAATGATAACATCTGCCAGATGATGCACAGAGACTCCAAATACCTGCTTGAAAGTCAGCTCCAGAGCTGTGATGCTGGAGACCGAGATCTCCTCTGGAATGGTGATAGTCAGTGATGGTGTAGTGCCTTGAAGAATGCCATTCATGCCTGTCTCCTCTCCTGTTCTACGATTTCAAGCCTTTTGTTGATTCGTTTCAGCTCGGCATCCTGCAGAGCTGTGTCCTCCTCCAGCTTGTATGTCCGCTCAACAATCTGATTATGCTTGCTGACTGTTTTCTCCAGATTCGTCAAGCGGATGTCTAATACTGCCGCTGTTTTGCGGTTTGCTGTGTATACTCCTGCGAACGCTCCTGCTGCTGTGATGGCAGCCACTATGATTGGTGTCCAGTCCAAAGAAATCACCCTCTTTTATAGCTGACAACCGCTGTCAGCATGATGCCGAAAAATACACCGATAGTGAATGCGAGAATAAGATATAAAATGCTCATAGGATTAGCATGCGAATACTTGCAGATATGTCGAATACTGATAATTATTCGTAAATCGAATATGCCGACCATCAACAGCCGAAATCGATAGCCCTGTTCTATCCGTCCACGCCGTATTGTTCATAAGGTCTCGTATCGTAAATGTCGATGTTGTATTTAATACAAATCCGAGCACAACGCCGCCGTGTCCTCCAACTGTGCCGACAATGATTCCGCTGTGAAAGTTTCCATTGTTACGCAGTTCGATCGTAATTGAACTATTAGACTCGACAGTCAGTTCAGGATAAACACATGTGCCGATAGCGATTCCTCTCAATACCGTTCCGAGCGTATTGCCTCGTGTGATCTTCTTTGTACCTCCTGTCGATTCCTCCATGATAAGGTAGTCACCGTTATCAATTGCGCTTGTTGTCGGTAAATCAATTACTTTCGGCATTCTTCTCGCCCTCCTCTGTGTATTCTTTCTCTGCCTGTGCGATCTCCTGCTGTGCCGCCTGTGCGATCTGCTGATAGATCGGATTCAGGACAGCCTCCAGCAGACATGGTGGCAACTGGCTTTCATTCAGAGCCTTGATTATCTGCTCTCTTGTCTCTTTGATGATGATTGAAATCGGTTTCATGATCTGCCTCCTTAATCAGCTATAAGTACATTACTTGCATCTGAAAGAGCTGTGTTTCCAAACTTGACATTTGTGGCTATGACAGTATAGGCATTGACATTGGCTCGCCCACTGGCATCTCCTTTGGAGATGACCTGTGCGCTGTTACATGACAGACCTGACTCTGTCTCCAATGTCCAGAAACTGCCACCGAATCCATAAATATCACTGCCACTTGACCACCAGCCAATAGGATTCTTTGTAGTCCATGAGTCTGATGTTGATGACCTATAGGAGAACTGCAGTGACGGATACTGCGAATTTTGAAGAATGAGCCTCAATCTCTTTGTTGATGCGGCATCTGTTGCTGCATCTCTCAATGTGAGACCATCATCATCAAGCTGTGTAGTGCCATCATCACTCAGGAATGTTGCTCCTGTGATAGATCCACCTTTTACTGTCAGCACTCCTGCGGATGTAGCATTGACATAGTTATTAGCCGAGCCATAGATCCGCAGACCACCTGTGCCGAGATAGACTCCTGCTGTGGTGCTGGTCATGCTGTTTGTGCCATGATACAAAGCATTGTTTGCGAGAGTCAGACCGCCAATTGTGCCTGTTGAGCTATACAATGCTCCATAGATGATGGCATTTGATGCCTTGAGAACTCCTGCCGAACTGACTACAAACCCATTGACACCACTTGCTGGAGTAGATCCAATAGTGCCATCTTTCGCAATATAGACTGTTAAATCTGGAGTGCCGCTCAATGAGGAATATGCTCCGCTTGTCGCAACCGCTGCCAGACCGCTGACCTTTGATGCGGCAACTGTGACACCAGATCCAAGAGTCAGGCTTGTTGCTGTTACCGCTCCAGTGAATGATCCTGTGGCTGCGCTCAATGCTCCGCTAAATGTCGCATTACCACTTGAGTCAAGGCTGAACTGATTGGAATTGATGATCAGATCACCTGTGCTGAATGAGATATAATCCGCATTTGCGCTGATCTTGCCATACGGATGACCGCCTGAGTCTGTGGCAATCTCCAAAGCTAACTCTGCGCCAATCTGTCCCTCCAATGCGCTGACCGCTGCTGTGATCTGACCCGGCACAAGGCTGATCTCGGACTGCATGTGCGCCGCATCCTCTGCCAGCAGATTGATGCTGTTTGCATTTGTCTGGATCTGTGTGTATGTCGCAGGAGCAAAGGCATAGATCACATCTCCTGCATATGTCTGGAGATCATCACCAGCATATGTCTGCAAGGCACTCTGTTGATCAAGCCATCCATAGTCAGACAGAGCCTTGATGGACATCTCGCCTGTTTCCATATTCCAATAGTTTTGACCAGCCTCATCCTGCAACACTCCAGCCTTGACAAGATCCGCATTGAGTGTGCCTGTTGTGATGTAGTCGGCAACTATAGCTCCATTGGCAGTCATGGCAAGACCATATGTGCCACTGTATCCTGTTGACGAATAGCCAAGACCAGCCTGATTCCATCTCCACACCTTTGTGGCTGTGTCAATGCTTGGTGTATTCATGATCAGCAGCTCATCAGGCTTATCATCTCCATCAGCATCATGGAGTACAACATACCCTCCGCTGTTGCCAGTGATCAGAGATGTTGCCTGATCAACTGCCATCTCCAGTGATGACTTGCTGACTGCCCTCTCCGCTGTCTCTTTTGTGCCAACAATGGTCTCCGCAATAGTGGTCTTGGCATCACCAAGAGTGATCTCCTCATAGCGATCAAGCAACACATTCCACCGAGTCTTGATGCATTTGGCTGTGGCAGAGACTCCAAGCCTCTCAAACTGGACTGTGACTGTGTCGCACAGATCAACTCTGTCTTTGATCAGATTGGAGATCTGTGCAAACTCTACATCCAGATTGACCGCTGGTGTGCCAAGCTCGTTGTCCTCAATGTACTTTTTAGCCGCAGAGATGATCTGTCCCTCTGTCGGCTGTGTTTCCCATTTGTTTGACAGATCAAGAGGCAGGATCTTCTCATAATCGTATGTTGCACCAGCATATGTGTCAGTGTCTGTGTTATGGACTATTCTGCCAGTGATCTGTGTGAGATTCCCACCATAGGAGTCAGTCCAATAGGGATAGACACCAGTGTAGACCTTTGAGCAATTCTCCTCCTGCTCCAGAGATGTGAGATTCTTGCCATATCGGATTGTCACACCTCTGTTTGCGCCTCGCTGTGTGTGCAGTGTGGCTGTGAATCCGTTATAGCTCCACTCACCACCATAGACATCCAGCAGAGAGCCAGCCTTGCCTCCGAGCCATGACCTGATGGATGCTGGCAGATCCGCAGTGAATGTGGCTGTGACAGACCTTGAGCTTGTCAGAGTAAAAGGACATGTTATTGGACAGTTAGCAGTCAGACCGCTCAATGCAGCAGTCAGAGTGCTGGCTGTGAATGGCTGGCAAGGATAACCGCTCAAGTCATAGCTGATGTGCTGAAAGTAAACAGTCACCACACCATTGATCGGCTTGCTGATCTCATAGACTCGAAATGGCTGCGGATCATCTGTATAATTCGGTTTGCAGACTATGATGGATCTCATGCCAATGTCCGCATAGTGGATGCCAGTGATCGGATATTTCAAATACCCCTCATATTTGCCATTCCTCTCCTCATCAACATAGCAGAGGATGGTGTCTGTGAGTGCGCCAAGTCCTTGTGTGGTGTATGCTGTTGCCGTTGATGCAAATAGTCTCGGAATCATATTCTGTACCACCTCGGAGTGATCTGGAGACTTGTGATGCCTCCAGTCCATGTGATAGTGTTAGATCCTGCGCTCAATCTCGGATAGTCAACACCATTGGTGATAGTGACATTATTGTTAAGATTTGTTCCTGCTGTTTTATAAGCATTCTGCTCATCACAGTCCAGATAGATGTATGAGCTGATTCCTGTGATGCTGACAGAGTATGTCATGGCAGATCCAGCAATGGTCAGAGTGCCAGCTCCTGATCCGTTGACTCTGATCAATGGTCTTGATGCATACTGTGTCGGATTCGTCATTGTTGTGTTTGAGGATGACTTTGTCACCGCAGTCTCTCCAGATTTCAAAAACCGCTCAGGCGCACACACAAAATGAATGGTCTCTCTGCCATATTCAGTGATGGCATTCTCAATGTCCTGCTCCTCGACATAATAAGCCATGCGATATACATCAGGCTCATAGGTATCCTCAAGCCTCGCATATCCTGATGCCGAATGCAGCCATGCGGAGACCGCATCCGCTGCAGTCTCGGCAGACAGATCAGCACCTGTGCCAAAAAAAATCTCATAAGGCTGGCTGTAGTTTTCCCATGCATCCTGCATGAAAAGAATGTCTCCATTCCTGCCGGGAACAGAGACCACATCAGCCTTGCGCCTCGGTCTGATAATCCGAGCCGCTCTCTCAATTCTGATGCCTATGGTGTCCGAGCTGACACCATTCCATGTGATCTTATGCATAGAGTGCCTCCTGTCTGTTGACTGACCGCTGGATGCGATCCATGACTATATCTGCCAGCACAGACTCATCCTGTCCCTCTGCTCCATACACATTCAACACCACAGATGTCCGCTGATTGTTATTGACAGTAGACAGATCAGGCACAGATGGAGCTGTTGGCACATAAGCCTCTGGAGACCGCAGATTTCTGTACTGCAAAGCCTCTGCCGCAGTCAGGATGCGCTCGCCTTTGTGCAGCTCGGCAATAAAGCCATCATACGGAACATAGGCAAGTCCAGTCTTGTATGCGGATATAGTGGTCAGTCCCTTTCTGGCTGGACTGTACACTTTCAGATTGATGTTCCTATTCCAAGCAGATGATGCATCCTGTGCCGCTCTTGCGTACAGAGGAACAACCTCATCATTCAGGACTCTTTTGGTCTTATATGCATAATAGTCTTGAGACTCCATCAGAGCATCAAATGTCTTTTGTGCAACCTCGACCTCTGCAGAGATGCCCTCCATGGCTTTCTCTCCATCATTGACTGCTGTGGAATAGTCATTCATCCGCTCCTCAGCCTCTTTGACTTTGAGATTCTCCTGTTCCCAAGCCTCTGTGGTCTTGTCGATCTTTTCTTTCAGAGCCTCAGGATCATGGACTGCCCCAGAGTAAAAGTCATTCCACAGAGCATCCAACTCCTTTTGCAATCTCGTTGAGTTTTCTGTGGCTGTGTTGTAATCATCTGTTGCAATCTTGAGCCTGACTCTGTTGGTCTCAAGCTCTGCCTCTGCTCTTGCTTGCTGTGAAAGAATATCTGTAAACTGCTCCTGCCAAGCCTGTGCCTTTTTCGCCTCAACCCATGCGGCAGAGTTATTCAGAATCAACTGGCTGTTATAATCCAACAGTCCATTCTGCTCATTGATGTTTAGATTCAGATCAGGAATGTTCTCATTGAGCATGTCAACAATGGCTTTGTATTCAGCTTGAATGGCTGTGACATCCTCACCTGCCGCCTTTGCTTTCCACATCTGATCCTCAAGATTTTTGAGCCTGTCTTTGTAGACATCAATCAATGCTCCAGATGTGTCATACTCATCATCAATGTCTTTCTGTGCCTGTTTCCAGTCCTTGACCGCCTGTGTCAAATTCTTGGCAGACATTGTATACTTGTCAATTTTGTCATTGCCGCCTTTGAGTGCCTCTGATAGCTTGGCAATAGGAGTCAGGATTGCATCAAATGCCTTGAATGCAAGATCAATGGCTGGAGCGAGTATTGTCAGCGCATCCGAGATGATGTCAATGCCCTGTGTTTTCAGCCTTGCCAGTTTAGCCTCAAATGTCTCTGCTGATGTGGCTGCTTGTACTGCCATTGGCTGACTGCCAACTTTCATGATCGCCGCATTAAACTCATCAGCAGTGATCTCTCCCTCTTTCATTGCCTCGGAGAAATCACCGACAAAAGCTCCTGCATCTCGGAGAGCATCCTGCAATGCGCCAGATGCGCCGGGAATGGCATTCATCAACTGTTTCCAGTTTTCTGTTGTCAGCTTGCCAGCACCAGCAGTCTGTGTCAGCACCAAGCCAAATGAGGAGAATGTCTCTGCAGATCCGCCAGCAGCAGCATTCAGATTGCCAGCCGCCTCAACCAATGCCTCAAAATTCTCCACACCATTTGCGCCAAGCTGTGCCACCACATTAGAGACATCACCAAGGGAATACACAGTCTTGTCTGCATAGTCTTTCATGGCATCCGAGACCTTTTCAATCTCGGCAGCTCCAAAGCCAGCAAACTGCATGGTGTTTTGGAATTTGATCATCTGGTCATTGACCGAGATTGCCTCTTTTGCCAGATCCTTGACCATGGACAGAGCTGCGCTTGCCGCCTTTGTCGCAAAGTCAGCAACCATCTGTCCAAATACAGACCAGCCACTGGATGCCTTGTCAGCCGCATCTCCTGCATCCTCAACTGCATTGGAGAGTCTTTCTGTGGATGTTGCTGCTCCATTTGCAGATCTTTCTGTGTCAGACATCTCTGTCTGCATGCTGTTCAGAGCTGCTGTGGCATTGTTGATGGCTGTCCGAGTCTTGCTCATGGCAGTCTCTTGCTGCTGGATCTTTGTGGTCAGCTTTTGAGACTCTTTTGATCCCTCGCCATATTCGGCATTGGCTTTGTCAAGCTGCTGTCTGAGAGTGTTTAGTGTGGTCTCTTGTGCCTTGTATTTGCCATTGAGTGTGTCAATATACTTGGACTGATTCTGGATCTGCCGATTCAGCACATCCATCTTCTGCCGAGCCTGTTCTTGTGCAGATGTATTTGCCTCAAACCCAGATGTCAGAGCTTTCATCTCGGCATTAAGCTCTTTGCTTGTCTGAACTATATTCTGGATGGCTTGTCTATACTGTTGCTCACCTTGGACTCCAATTCTTACACCAATATCCTGCACAGACTCACCTCCTTTTTATCGAAAGAGAGAAAGAACTTGTCTGAAAGACATCTTGTCCTTTTCCTCTGCATTGCCGTTGTAAATAGACAAACAAGAGATCAGATCAATAAATTCTCCATATGGATAATTCAAGACCTGATCTCTTGTCATGTGAAACTCATGCAAGCCATAAAACATCAACCATGCTCTGGTCAGTTTTCTGCGCTTGCCTCGTTTTTTTTTGACCCTTTTGGATCTGTCAACTCCACTTGAGTCTTTGATCCGCTGAAATATGCCTCAAATGCCTCTGCCTCTGCCTGATGAAATTCATCCATGCTCAGAGACATCAACTCCTTGACTGTGACATAATTCGGTTTCTCAGCATCAGGATGCACTCTGTCCTCATATCCTCGATTTAAGGCAACAATGATCTTAGCTATTGTCCGCATTCCGTCACCCATGCGACCGCCGAACAATGCTCCAATGTTTGCCAGATCTCCATCTGGACACAAGTCAGCAATAGCACATGATGCACCAACCGACAGGAAAAACTTGCGCTCAGTGCCGTTGATAATCATGTAGTCTCCTCTTAGGTAATACTCAGGAATGTCTTGATGTCAGCCTCGGCAGCAGCCTCAGCGAGTGCAGCAGTGGCATAGGTAGTGCCATCAACAACCTTGGCAGTGCCAACCTTGAGCCAAGTCCCATTTGCCTCATTGGACTTGAACGCAGTCCCAGACAGAGTCTGAGTCTGCCAGTCAATCTCCTGCTCCTGAGTCTGAGCGGACATTGTCGGATAGTCAAATCTCACCTTGGGCAGAATGATGGCAGTATAAGAAACAACACCATCCTCCTGCTCACGATAAATGAAACCAACTCCAACATACGGATGCACAGCATTGTTGTCATAATTGATAAATCCCTGCTGATCCGCAGCCGCAAGACCATAGATCAGAGCCTGTGCCTCTTTCTTGAGACCATCAACCTCAAGAGAGACTGTCGCTCCGTTGAAACCTCCGGGAGCGGACTCTGCAAGACCATTGTCTGCATAGAAATTATTTTCAGTGTTTGTGCTTGTCGGAGTGACAGTGGCACTCACACCTCTTGCCAGTTTCTGACCATTACTGTATGTGACAGTAGTGCCAGATGCCGCATATTTAGCTACATACGGCAGAGAAAAGCCAGTAGTTACATAGCCAGCAGCCATGTGTCATACCTCCTATTTTTTCTTGATACCATTGTCATATATTTTCTCCATAGCACTCTCTGCTGTTCCTTTAGTGGCAGAGACTGCTGGAGCAATGAATGGTGTTTTTGCGAGCCATGATGTGCCTGACTCTATAGACCGAGCCACCATGCTGTTTGGATGTCCTTGAGGATAGGCTTTTGTCACATTGGAATTGTAGCCATCAAATCCAATGCGGACATTGACAAAGCCGCTGTCATTCCTTGCCTTGGATATACCAAGCGAGTCCAGCAGACCTTGTCTTTCGGCATCTGTGATGCCTCTGTTATGCCTGTGACCATTGCTTGTGCTATAGACATCTCTCTCAGGAATCATCTGGATGCGCCGCCGAACCTCATCAGCGACAATGCCAGCTCCCTTATAGATCATTTTGCCGACAACCTCAGAGGCATTGGATTGCAGATTGTCAATCTGATCAAGATAGTCCTCAACACCAACAGTCTTGACTTTAGCCATTCACATCAACTCCATCTGTGCGGATGATCCAGCTCCACTCATAGTGGATCAGCTTGGTGTCCTCCTCATACTGGACTGACTCCAATGCCCATGCAGCTCCAAGTCCTTGCAAGACTGTCTGGATCACATCTGCATTGCTGTCAAACTCGGTCTGTGTGTAATAGTCAACAGTCCCTCTGATGGCTTGCTCTGCCTTGGTATTGTTGGCATGAAAAGAGTTATCTTCTCCCTGTTCCTGCCATACAACAGACTGAACCTCACCTTTTGGTCTGAAATAATGATGCACCTTAGATCCGAGTGCGGCACTCAATGCAGATCCTATCTGCTGCAGTTTAGCTTGTAGAGATGTCATAGTAGTCCTCCAGCTTGACCAGAGTCAGCTCTTTTGCTCTTGTGCTGCGAGCGACAATCACATCACTCACCGCATCCACTCTGAACTGATCATCTCCGATCAAGACATACATATCAGGAAAGACAGAGACCTCTGCTGGGATGCGGATCAGCCTGTCAATCTGGCTGTCCGCACCTCTCGCCTCATATAGCCTTGTATAGCTGACTGTCCGATCTCCAAAGAACACATTGGAGACTGTCGGACTCAGCCGCTCCACAGGCATGAGACCGTTCACAGAGGACTCTGTCTTTTCACAAATAGTGCAAATCCCAGAGTCAAACATGATCACACCTCAACCGCATCCAGAGCGGATGTGATGCCATAGCTTGCAAAGTTTGTGTATCTGCTTGACATCTGGAGTGTTGCCTTTTGCTCATCATAGCTCTGTTTCAGATGCTCATATTCATCAGTCTCTCCAAAATGCACCTTGGCATATGTGCAGACAGCTCTGATGATCAGAGGATCTGTCAGATCAGTGGAGTCAACACCAGCAATCCCCAGATCCACAAGACAAGCATCAATCAAGTCATTCAGCTCTGAGTCAAAAGCTGTGGTGTCAGTCCTCCTGACTGCAATCTTTACTTTGGCAAGCAAATCTGGTGTTGCCATAAGGATCAACTCCTCTTTGTTGTTTTCTTTGCCGCAGTCTTGGCAGATGATTCTGCCTTGACCTCCTCGGCATATCCAATGGAGATCAGCAATGCCGCCTGACTGTCATCAAGCTGCAGGACTGTTCCTGCTGGCATTGGCACTCTCACATTCTGTTTGAGGACAATTTTCATTTGTTGCCTCCATACTGCTCATAAAATGTCCGAGTGATCACAGACTGTCCCACATGTCCCATGGTGATGTCTGGATCACAGTAAATCTGATAACCGCACTGTCTGGCTCGCCAGCAGAATGAGATGTCCTCTCCCATACCCTCCAGAGGATCAAAGATTCTGCCTCCAAACTTGGATGAAACACTCATCAGCACATCTGTCCCCATAAGCACACCAGCCAAGCCGCATCCACCGACCTCAAATCTCTCCTCTGGTATGGAGAGGAGCTGTGTAAAATGCGCCTTTTTGCCGTCATACTCCAGCTTGTCATAGATTGTTGGTGTATACGGATATTTTCTCCGAAAACACAGAGCAGTCAGGATGTCAATGTCATTGGCTTTGCTGACCGCTGTCATTTTCTCAAGAAAATCTGGTGTAAACACCATATCCGAATCAAGCCAGAGAACCTGATCAGCCTCGGACTGGATCGCAGCATTGGCAAGATTGTTTCTTGCCACATAGACCAGCGAACCAACCTCAAAGCCAACCTGTGTGTCTCCTGCTCTGCGGAGCATTGCCAGCGACTGTGTGAACAGTGCTGGCACATACTCCAGAGATGGGACTGCGATAAATGTTTTCATTTTTTTGTCTCCTTGTGCGGTTTATGATTTATTTATGGATTAGTGAGCGATCTTGACAAATGCCTTAGGAGCAACAACACCCAGAGCAACATACTGTCTGCCAAGGATGCGGATGAGATCATATTCCATCTTGGTCTTGTCATCAAACTTGATGTCGATCTCTGCGCCAGCAGGATAGTTTGCCTGTGCGCCAACACCAAGATCACCAACAATGGCATAAGTCACACCAGTAGTGGCAGCAGAATAGGCAGCAATGGTGTCATTGAATACAACAGGCAGTCCCTCAAACGGATCATAGCCATATCCATTGGCAGCCTCAGCAGCCTTGAATGCTCCCCATGTGGTCTTGTTCATCATGATGACAGGATTCGCCGCCTCATCAGAGAGCTGTGCCAGAGCCTGTGCGATCAGACCAACAGTGACAGTGGTAGCAGTTACAACAGGCACTGCAGGCTTGTCAGTAGTGGAAACAGTGCCGCAAGCCTCAATCTTGCCAATGAGCTGATCAGCCGCTTTCTTGGCAATCCTATAGGTAAGCTCATCATAGATATAATCAAGGAACTCCTCGCCTTTCATGTCATAGACCTCATCAGAGATGGAGATCCATTTCTTGATGCTGGCAGGAATCAGATTGACAATACCAAGCACCAGTGCCTCCTCAGTAGTGGCAGTATTGGCAGCCTCAGTGTGAACATATGCGCCATCAGCAGAAATCTCAAATCCAATCTTGAGATTGCCTTTCATGAACGTCTTGCGGACTCGGCTCATGATGCCCTCACGTTCCCAAGCAGTGCGGACACGGTTCTCCGCATATTCAGCTACAGGAACAGTGCCAGAAACATTCTCGGTCAGCAGTGCTCTGCACTCCTGATCATTACCAGTCTTGATGTACTCGGCATATGCCATGTTGTACTCATGAGACTTGCGAATTTCAGCATTCGACATCTTAACAACATCCTCCTTGCGTTCTTCTTTGATAATACCGACCGCACCTTTTGCGATCTGGTCTCTGATCTCAGCTTTCTTGACAGCCTCTGCCTGTCTCGCCTCAATCTCTGCATTGATGCTCCTTGCCTCAGTCTCAAGAGCATCAAGATCAGCCTCAGGAGCATCAATCTCTGTGGCAATAGCCTGTCTGCGCTCCATCAGCTCAGTGATAGACATCTCTTTGATTTCCATCACAGCACCTCCGTTAAAATTCTGATGCGCTGTTTGCGTCTATCAATCTCACGCTGTTTAGCCTTTGCACTCTCCAGTGATGTCATGGCACTATCCAGTGCCTCTGACAAGCCTCTTGCCTGAATTGATGTTTGCTCATACGCTGGGAATGTGACAGCAGACACCTCAAAGACCTTGCTGATCGCAAGGATTGTCCTTGTCGGATGATCGCTCTCCACATCCTCCCATTTATCCTTATCAACCATAAACATGAAAGACATGCTTGTGATGTCATTCCTGCTCACGGCTGAATAAAGGCTTTTAGCCTCGGCATTGTTCTCAGTGTCAAGATCAACTCTGATCTCCATGCCCTCTGCACCAACAGTCATTTGCATGGTGCTGTTCTCATTGTTATTGCGAGACCTTGCCAGAGGAATCATGTCAGTATTGTGATTCACAAGAAATCTGACATCCCTCAAATCTGTATTGGCAAGAGCCTCTGGACTGATGATCTCATCATACTGTCCAAGATTTGCTCTCGCATTGAACACAATCGGCATCCCTGATAAAAAATGCCCATGCTCCTCATTCTGGTCAGCATGGACATCAAAATTGAATGCTCTGATCTCTTTACTCATTGTTTACCTCCTCTGCTGGCTGCTGTGTGATCTTGTCATCCGCTCCATAATATTCACCACGGATGATCCGCACATCTCCATTCTCAACTGGCGGCAACTGCCAAATCTCTCTGACTTCATTGATTGTCATGATGCCTCTGTCCATCATCTGTGCCGAGACATTCAGCTTGTCAGTGTTGGTCATGTACTGGAGTCTGTTTGCTGACAGATAGATGCCAGAGCCTTGCGCCTGTTCTCTTGCTGTGAACAGCATCCGAGTCAACACATCAGAGAGCTGGATGGCAAATGGCTCAATAGCTCCCTCATAAAAGGCATTGAATTTGTCGCCATATGCGGCATTCTGCAGCACATCCTCATTGACACCAAAATAGTCATACACAGATTCTTTAATGACTCTGAGCTGTTCAGCATCCACACTATAGGACTGCTGTGTGAGCTGCTTGATGTCTGTGTATGTGTTCGGCAGGAGCAGGATGCCACCACCACCATTCTGGAAATTCTCGGCATCAAACCTCTGCCGCTCTTTTGCCAGATCATCAGGCTTGGTGAAATTGTTGACTCTCGCAAGCAGTTTGTAATGAGCAGCATTCTTGGCAGACTCCTCAATGCCTTGCCTCTGGATCTCGATCAGCTCCATGGTCTCTTTCAGTGCGCCATTGGTCTCACCAAATAGATCTGACTTGTACTGGAATTTTGTCATGATCCCCACTCGCCGCAGCTCAATGGACAAAGCATCTCTGCTGGCAAACTTGAACCGCACAAATGCCTCTCCCTGATACTCCACAAGCTCCCATTCGTCCGGGCAGATCGGATAGACTCCAGTGGTCTCTCCATATTTTCCGAGAACCGGAACCACGAACGCCGTGTTCTTGAGGTCGAGAATCGTCGAGAGGCGATAAAGGAACTGTCCCCAGCAGGTCTGGAACTCGTTCGGAGCTCGTTTCAGCAGACTCTGCAGATGTGGCTGTGCCGAGCCTTGGATGCTGACTGCCAGCTTGGAGATGTGTCTGGCTCTTGCATCAATGGCAGCTCTGACAAGCTCGCTCTCATAGAGTGCGCCTCCCCATGTGCGGAAATGCGGAGTGTATCCATCCAAGAGCTTGTAATAGCCAGTCACTCTCTCAGGCTCATTCTGTTTGGCTCTGCCAAACAATCTTTCAAATAATCCCATAACTATCAACCCTCATTTATCAATCTATCGCCAAGCTCTGCCCACCATTTGTCTCTGACAATCATGGCATCCAGAATGGCGGCAGTGCCGTCAACATGACCATATTTGCGGAGCTTGATCAGCTTGGATCTGCCAGAGCCATTGTCCTGCTTGAGTGCAGAGTCCAGCAGATGCACCTTGAGCAGATCATTGTCTCCGATGTGTACAATGCCATCTCTCAGCATGCCCTCAAAGGTATTGATGGCAGGTGTCATGTTAAATCCCTGATAGACATCATCTGTGCGGAATCCATAGTCCTGCATCTTTTTGATCAGAAACTGTGAGGAGTATTTGTCATATCCGACCATGAGCGGATATATCTGATACTCCTCAATCAGTGATCTGAACCAGTTAAAACAGGAATCATAGTCCACATAATTGTCTCCAGATTTCTCCAACAGACCTCTCTGGATATAAAGCTCATATGGCAAGCTGTCTCTCTGGATCGCATCTTGGATCTTCTCGGCTGGCAGCCAGAACTTGGAGAACACATAGAGCTGACCATCTCTCTGTATAAGCACACAGGCTGATGTCAAATCCGTTGCCATTGACAAGTCCAAGCCAGCAATGGCATATGTATTTCTGAAATCCTCAAGATGGAGAGGCTCACCGCTTGCCTTTTCGATCACATCCGCTGGCAGCCATGCCATGGAGCTTGACTGCTTGATGCAGCAGTATTTGGTCAGAAACTCTGTCCGCTTGGAGAGTGATCCTCTGGCAATCTCGATCTCATCAAGGATGAACTGCACTGGCACTGACACACCAAGACCGGGAATGCTTTTCCTCAGCTCATTGATGTCATCCCACTTGGCTGGCTCATCTATCATGTAAAAGACTGGCAGGAGATGCTTTTCTGTAGAATCACCGAGCAGGACTCTTGTGCCTCTTTTGTATAGCTCATCATAGATGCCCTCATTGACATAGCCTCCAGAGCTAATGGACAGTGTGATTGGCTCTCGCCTTGCGCCTGTGCCTGACACCATGACCTCATACTGCTTGAGTCCTCGGTCAGCAACCCATGATGACATCTCATCAGCCACAGTCAGCATTGGATTGTATCCATCTGCTCTTTTTTCGGAGAATGCAATCTTTTTGATAGTGGTGTTAGTGGAGTCAATGATGATGTCTGTCTTTCTCTTTCTTGTCCGCTTGGCAAGATCAGGATTGTGATCCTTGTTAAACTCGAACGCAGAAAAGACCAAATCACTCTGATCCAGCTTTGGTGCTATGCAGTAAATCTCTGAGCCATACTCTCCATCCACATATGCCTCATATGTCATGATGGCTGATGCCAGCAGAGTCTTGCCACATTTCCGACCAACAAAAAGAGCGACCTCGGAAAAGATCCGCTTGCCGCTCTCATCAACTATGCCATATAAGATTGACAGAAATGCCTTTTGCCACAGACTCAGGATCAGCTTGCCGGGAGCGAGCTTGCCTTTATTGTGTCGGCAGAATGTCTCAATAAACTTGACAACCCTGTTTGCCTTTTGCTGATTGAAAATGTATGTGCCATCCTCAATCCCTTTGATGATCATCTCATACAAGAGCTTGATCCATCTGCCAACAGTGATTGAGCCATCCTCAATCTGTTGGTAATAGGCTAAGATGTAATTATCCATCCAAGAACTCACTCAGTGCATCCTTTGGCTCTCCCTCATCTGGCAGAGTCTTGAGGATGTTGATCAGTGTCGCCACAGTGCCATTGGCTGCTGTGGCTGTCCTGTTGTATTCTGTGATGGCTGGATTCGCTGTCAGATTCGGTCTGCCTTTGACATATTCCTTGGTGACTGTCGCTCCGTACTCCTCAATGGCTTTTTCCAGATCGGAGAGGATCCGGATCTGCATCTGATACCGCTGGAATGTAGTTACAAAAAAATAATTGGACTGTGCGCCTTTTTGCTCTGCTTTTTTCATGATCTGCTCCGCTTGCACTTTCAAGCTCGCCGCATTTTTCGCCATCTCCGACCATCTCCCCTCAATTCTTGGTATCTCCAAAAAATTTTTACCACCTCAGAGCGGAACTCCTCCC